AGCCCCCGTCTAGGTTATCGGTTGCCGATTAGTTCGAGAACCATGTCGTTGGCTGCGGTCAGGTCATGCCCGCCAATGTTCCATTCGTCTACGTCCTCGATGGTGCCGCGGCCAATGTAGTTCGGGCCATTCTTCCAATTGTAGATTGTGGCCACTACGCCATCGCGCTCGAAGGCCCACTCCACGTCGGTTTTGTAGCCGTCACTCATGGCGTTGGGCTCGCCTATAAGCTCGACCAGTTTGGCGTATGGCATTTTGAAGCATCCGCAATAGCTGGTGCCGTTGGTGTTGATATCGGTCATAGCATTTTATCCTTTTGCTTTGTCGTTACAGTTTAATTGATGCGAGGCCGCATCGCAATGGGCACCCGATTGGATGCCCAGCACGTTGATGCCTAGATTCCCCAATGCCAAATAATTCTTGGTCGCTGTTTAGGTATTGGGTCAAGCAGTGATAGCGTCCAATTGACGGCAGGCCCGTCAACCATGGTGCCGTCGATTGCATGCTTGTGTGGCATATGAACAGCGCCCGACGCTTTGTACGTCTTGCGCTTGCCATCTAAGTAGGCCTGATAGATTGCGAGTGGTGCATTCGCGCCCTTAGTCTTGGCGCGCTTTTTACGCGCTTCTAGTTCTTTGGTTACAGCCTTCAATTCTTTTCCGGCCTTTGTTGAATCAACCAAGTACTGGCATAGCTTGCGCTGCGCTTCTAATTCGTGGGCGGACATTGTCGTCACATCGAACATATCTTTTCCTTTTGCTTCAGTGCGTCATTGCACAAATGCAATGTATCAAAAAAAAACGACATGCACAAGCAAACAAACAAAACGACAATGCAATAACCTAGACACAAGTTAGACATCACCTGATCGATAGGGCGCGCCTCACTGTTAAACCTCCGCGCTCACATCGTCGCGGCCTTCCATCGCGCCGCTCAGTCGCCCGCTCAGCCTAACAGTTTGCATAACCTGCGAGCGGCCTAGGTACCCTAGGGCGCGCACCCAAAAAAAGCCCGCGACTTGTCGCGACCCCACCACCCCCTATACAGTACAGCGTATAGTGTTAGTGTATATATAACGTTCCCCACCCATAATGTTATGAAAAATAGAAATGGCTAACCTCAGTCACCTCTCTGAAGGTGAGATGAAAGAGATTTTGATGTTGCAGGAGCGTTTGACGCTTCTGGATACGCAGCACAAGGCGAAGGACTCGTTCATGGAGTACATTCGGTACATTTGGCCGGGCTTCATTGAGGGTGATCACCATCGGATCATTGCGGAGAAGTTGACTCGTGTGGCGAAGGGTGAGTTGAAGCGGTTGATTGTGAACATGCCGCCCCGTCATACGAAGAGTGAGTTCGCTTCGATCTACTTTCCGTCTTGGGTGATGGGTTTGAATCCTGACATGAAGATCATGCAGACCACGCACACGGCTGATTTATCGATAAATTTTGGTCGCAAGGTTCGTAATCTGATGGATTCGGACGAGTATTCTAATATTTTTCCCAAGGTATCCTTGGCCTCTGACTCAAAAAGTGCTGGAAAGTGGCAAACGAGCCAGGGTGGTGAATATTTTGCAGCCGGTGTGGGTGGTGCGATAGCGGGTAGGGGTGCAGATTTATTGATTATTGACGACCCGCACTCTGAGCAGGATGCGATGTCGATCAATTTGTTGGATTCTTGCTACGAATGGTACACATCGGGTCCGAGGCAGCGACTTCAGCCTGGTGGTGCGATTGTTATTGTGATGACTCGGTGGAATACAGCGGATTTGACGGGTAGGTTGTTGAATCGGCAGACGGAGACGCACTCTGACCAGTGGGAGGTGGTTGAATTGCCTGCTGTTTTTGAAGATTCGGGCAATGTGTTGTGGCCTGAGTTTTGGAAGAAGGAGGAATTGGATGCAGTTAAGGCGTCGATCCCTGTTTCCAAGTGGAATGCGCAGTATCAGCAGAATCCTACGTCGGAAGAGGGTGCGATTATCAAGCGGGAGTGGTGGCAGCTATGGGAAGCTGAAGATCCTCCTGCGTGTCATTATGTTATTCAGTCGTATGATACGGCGTTTTCTAAGAAGGAGACGGCGGACTACTCCGCTATCACCACATGGGGCGTATTTTCGCCGCAAGAGGGCATGGGTGATGCGATTATTTTGTTGGATGCGCAGAAAGGTAGGTGGGACTTTCCTGAGTTGAAGGCCGTTGCACAGGAGCAGTATGTAGAGTTCAACCCGGACATGGTTTTGATTGAGGCTCAGGCGAGCGGCACGCCGTTGACGCACGAGTTGAGGGCGATGGGGATTCCTGTGGTGAACTACCGGCCTTCTAGGGGCAATGACAAGATGACTCGTGTGCATGCGGCGAGTCCTGTGTTTGAGGCTGGGATGGTATGGGCGCCTGATCGTGTATTTGCGGATGAGGTGATTGAGGAGTGTGCTGCATTTCCGTTTGCACCGCACGATGATTATGTAGACACTACGACGCAGGCGATATTAAGATTCCGGCAGGGTAACTTCATCAATCTTTATTCTGACGAGGACGAAGAGGAAGTTTACCGAGATAGGCGCGCATATTATTAAGCCCCCATACGGGCATACCCTACGGGGAAAGGAGATCTCACATGGCAAAGGTAAGAAAGCTTTTAAAGGGTGCTAAGTCACTTTTAGACGATGCTGCTGAAAGTGTTGGCACTTCGACTATGCGTCGAACAAGACGCCAAACGAAACGCCCATCGAATGTTGTTCAGAGAGACGCTAAAACTGGTCGAGTACGTTCTGTTTCTCGTGGTGAGCGAGTCAAGCGAGGTAAGGACATTGGCAAGACTGTTGGCGCAACCACGGGTGTTGTTGGTGCAGGTGCTGCAGCAGCGGCAGGCGCTAAGTCTTTAGATCCATCTTCTAAGGCTGACAAGAAAGAAAGCAAATCTTCTACAGCTAAGACGCGAAGCCAGACTGCAGGTAAGAAGAGTACGATCAAGAAAGAGCGTATTGGTTCTGGAAGAAGCATGTACATGCTTGATGGTCGTTTGAATATTTCTAAAGAGAATCTCAAAGACAGTGGCATGACGCTTACCCAGTATGCCAACTACATGAAGGACAATAACAAGCGTCCGCCAAAGGCTCAGAAAAAAATGGGCGGCGGCATGATGAAATCCAAGATGGCGTCTAAGGGTGGTGCTCGTGGTGGCAAGAAGATGATGCCTGGTGGTATGAAGGATGGCGGCACGGTCTCTAAGGTTAAAAAGAACCTTCCTAATATGAAGAGTGATTCTGCAACTAAGGTTAAGAAGAAGTTCCCTGATTTGAGTGGTGACGGCAAGGTCACACAGAAAGATATCTTGATGGGCAAGGGTGTCGTCAAGAAGCAGGCTGGCGGCATGATGAAGTCCAAAGGCATGGCCAAGGGCGGTGCTATGAAGAAGAAGGGCTACGCCATGGGCGGCCCAGTTAAGAAGAAGGGCATGGCTAAAGGCGGCGCCATGAAGAAGAAAGCTGTCTCACGCAAGCCTCGCGGCGTAGGTGCTGCGCTTCGTGGATACGGCAAGGCGATGAAATAATGAGCAAGATCGATACGTTTATAAAGCTGGCAGGCAAGTTCAAGTCGGACTTGCGCCAGCAGTATAAAGATTCGATGAGCTATCCAGACGCTGGTGAGACTGCTCGTAGAAAAGACATGGGTGCTAAGTCTCCAAGCGAACAAATCAACGAAGCGTTTTCTAAGATAGAGAGATCAAAAACTCCTTCTGAAGCTAGATCAAAAGCTCGCGACTTGTTTGGTGATCTTGATATTGACGGTGCTATCGAAGAAGCGGGTGGCTTTGAGAAAGCGTTTAAGACTGCTCCGATAAAGGGCGTGACTAGGGCGCGTGAAAGCATGCTGACGCCTGCCCAAAAGAGGCGTGCTCGCAAGACTCAAAAGGACTTGGGGCCATCTGCCCGCAGAGACATGAAGGATGCCAAGCCTCCTATTGAGAAAGCCAACGGAGGCATGGCTTCTGCCGCCAAGACAATCACAAGCAAGACCACACGCTCTCGTAACAAGACAAAACCTCGTGGGGTTGGTGTAGCGATGCGAGGCTACGGAAAAGCACTCAAGTAAACTAAGACAGACTAAAAACAAAAGGATCAGTTTTGCCATATCTGCAAAGCAACATCCCGCACTTCAAGTGCTGGGTGAGACGAGAATACACACACAACCATCAGAAATATCACGGCGAGTTCTTACACGCGATGGCAATCGCTGTGACCACCATGCCCACGAGGTGCTTGAGTTTTCAGGTAATCTTTACCGGCTGTGAAGTCGATGACGAAGAGGATGAGTCAAATGTGCATGGTGGGGCCATGTGGGCGAGGATGCCGATCACTGCTTTGGTGGCGGACACGCCGTTTGAGGATTGGCCTATCCCTATGGCGGTACATGATGCCCAGCCTTGGGACTGTTCTTCTCACACTCATGCTGTATACGTTCTAGATCGCGCTACGCCATGCCCCTGGCTTGCCAAGATCGATGGCAACATGTACCCGGCAAAGTATCTGTTTACGGTTGATTATGCGGAGAATGAGATCGCTGATGATCCTGCGCAGCATAAGCAATCGCATGTGATGGAGTTACTTGATGCTGGCGAGTGGACTGGGAATATAGTAGCTTTGCCTAACAACAGGGTGCGAGTGACGCATCCTGCGTGGTTTGAGACTGGCAGTGGGGCACCTGACTTCAAGCCTTCTCAGCATATTCACTACAGCAAGTCGGACTTGGATTACACGTTAGATGTGAATCGTATCTTCGATAATCTGTATGCAGATAGTGGCCACGATACTGAGGACGAGTAAACTCGAACATAGAAGAGTGATCTTGACCAGATGAGATAAACCCAAGAAGGGCATGCCATGGCCATAGAGCGCGGTGTAGATGACGTTGATATCGATGAGCTAGGGATCGAAGACAACACCAAAGAGATTGAGGTCGGGTCAGAGTCTCCTGAAGATCTGATGTTCGATGGGATGGATGATGAAGATGCCGCGCTCATGGACGATGGCACCATGGTATTTGGCGAAGATGAGCTTCGTGAAGACATCCCTCCTCCGTTCAATTCTAACCTTGCGGAAGTCATTGATAAGTCTGATCTGGGTAGAATCTATTCTGACTTGATGGCCGACATTGATGACGATAAGTCATCGCGCAAAGAGTGGGTTGATCAGTATACCGAGGGCTTAAAGTTCTTGGGCATGAAGTTTGAAGATCGCACTGAGCCTTTTGAGGGCGCATCTGGTGTGATTCATCCGTTGCTTGCCGAGTCTGTGACGCAGTTCCAAGCACAAGCATACAAAGAATTATTACCTGCTGGTGGCCCTGTTAAGACCATGGTCATGGGTATGGGTACACCTCAGACTGACCTACAGGCGGCTCGTGTTCAGGAGTTCATGAACTATCTGATCACTCAGGAGATGAAGGAATACGATCCTGAGACTGACCAGCTGCTGTTCTATTTGCCTTTGTCTGGCAGCGCATTTCGTAAGGTTCACTTTGACCAGTCACTAGGCCGTCCCGTTTCTCGTTTCATCCCATCTGAAAAGCTGATCGTGCCTTATGGCACCACCAGTCTTGATAATGCGGTGCGTATCACGCATGTGATTGACATGTCGATGAACGAAGTGC